GTCGGCGTAGGCGAAGATGATCGGGCAGTTGGCAGGCACCGACCCTGTTGTGGCTGTCCACACAGCGACCGTTCCTAGGTTTAAATTTGCAACACGCGGTGCATTGGCGATGCTGTACGACACGAACGCGTCTGACGGCAAAGACGGGAGTTTTCCATCTAGTTTCAAATGGCTTGCGTCCATTACTTCCAGGATTGGGTACGTACCGCGCCACTGCCCGGTGCTTGAGGCGGTGATAACCACAAAATCGCTAGTCGTAACGGACGCAAAGGGTGCAGTGACGTCGTCAGTAAGTAAAATGTACGTTGGCATGCAGAGAAGATAGGCGTTTTCCCCGGAAATCGTGCCCACTCCGTGATCTGCAATATACAACTTCCCGCCGTGCTCGGCAGCCTGTAGCATCTCGGTCGGCGAGACTTTAACGCCGGTCATGGCTTCCCAGTTGTTTAACCAGTTGGTCCGATAGCACGTCCCGTTCGCCGCTGCAATCAAGCCAACCTGCGGAATCGGCGTAGCGGCTTCCGGCTGCCAGATGTAGCGCACCGCCTCGATATTCGCATAGCCGCCACTGGTAGTGGCTCGCCCACCAAACCCCCAGCCGATGTTTGTTGTCGGTGCGGTAATCGCCTGATTCGACAGAATCACGTCACCGTTCCACCAGACGTCAATCTTGCTCGTGCCCGGCATCACTTTAACGCGCAGCCAGCCAGGGTAGCACGCGGTATCCGTTTCCCCAGCCGTCAGCGTGTAGTCATGCGCCAGAACCCCCGCCACATACTGCTGGCACGTACCCGACCAGTGGCCATCGCTGTCAATTCTAAACGTAATCGTAATGCCGTCTGTTTCTGGATCAGGATCAGACGGGTCAACGCACACCACGATCTGATATTCGGCCGCGTAGGACCCCTCGTGTGGCACACACAACAACTCGACCATAAACGCCTTGGTCGGCGACTCCGCTGGCAAGAGCGCGCTGTTTTGCTGGTACGTCAGCCACGGAGTGCTGGCGTGGTGCATCATTATCAGGCTGTCGGTGATCGTAGTGTGTTGTGAGGACCAGTTCGGTCCCAGCGCGGTGCCATCGAAGTCGTCACGCCAGAACTGCCGTCCGGCCGCGCTGACGTAGTGCAACTGCCCCAGCATATTGAGTGGCTTCCCGTCCGTGGCAGGGCGACCATAGCGATACAGGCCAGGGCGCGAACCACCGCGCCCTCGGCCTTCAAGTGTATCAAACGGACGCACGTTGAGCGCATCCGGGGTCGAGAACGGTGGCTGGCTCTGGTAGGGCCAGGCCCGATCCAGACCAGCAATCGGGAACTGCAACTCAACTTGTCGCGTCGGCATGTTCAGCCCTACCGCAACTGGACCACCTTCACATAGCCTGCCGCAACTGGACCACCTTCACATAGTCGATGGTCATGGTTTGAGTAGTGGTTGCGTCGCCGTTGCGCACCATGAACAACGGCGCCAACTCAGACATCGTGGCGTATGTGACCGCACTGATGGGTGTGCCAGCCACGCCGTCCACGTAAGGCGTAATCGTGGCCTGTCCGGTCGCGCCGCCATCGAAGTAAAAGCCGATGATGTGATAGTTGGTGTCCCATGTTGCAACCGCCTCCGTCTGAAGGTTGGTGCCATTGTCGCTGCTGGAGATATCCAGATTGGCGTCGCCGTCATCCTTGTGGAAGACGATGCCATTGGCGGGCATGTTGTCCGTTACACCAGTCAGGTCCTCAGCCGCGATCAAGCCAGCCGCGAAGTCGATTTCTTTCGCACCCGCCGCCGTCTTCAGTCGCGCCTCGAACCACAGCTTTTTGCCAGTCGCCAGCTTGAACGTTTCCTGCGCCAGGTTGATCTGCTGCGCGTTGTTATCCGTGGCGGCCTTGTTCGTCAGCAGGCACTCGCCACACACAGCGTCCACGCTGATCGCCTGGGTACATGCGGCGTCATCTTCGGTAACGGTCCACTCGTTCACTACGTCGAGGTCGGCCGTAAGAGCACGAAAGTCGTTGAAGTATTCGTGAACCAGCGAGTGATACGCCGGGTCAGCGGGCGAGGGACAGCCCGCCCACATGCCGGAACCACCCACAAGATACGTGCCGTTCCAGTTCATCGACACGTCTGAGTCGGTGCCGAGAATCAGCGACTTGCCGTCAGCCAACGCAATCACGTCAGCCTTGATCCCTTTAGTGCCGAAATCAGGTGGACCCAGGTTGTGGCGTGCCGCCACCGTAATGTCATTCATAATCCGATGTTGACCCATTTCGATTCTCCTTAGTCCCAACCGCGAATAGCGAAGTCGGTTCCGAGCGTCCCCGCGCCAGAGAAATGGACCGACAGGTTGGCAATGTGCAGCCCTGACGGGCTATACACCGCATCGCCCGGCTCCAGGATTGCATCCCAGACACCCGCAGCGGCCGTGGTGCCGTTCCAGATAACCTTCATGTCGATGCCACTGTCGGGGTGGTTCCACACGACCACTTTCTTCTGCGGCACGCTGAACGTGTAGGTCTGGTCCAGGTCCCCGGCAGTCGGGTTATTGCCAGTCGCTTGCACTGACGCGGTTGTTGCCCCTAATCCATATCCACCAGCCATAGGGTTCTCCCTATGTGATCTTAGTTCCGTTGTAGTAAAGACCAGCGGCGCGCTCGAACACGGCCGGTCGCTGTGACGAGTCGCCGCTGTATCCCATGAACGCGGGCGAAGTTGTTTTGCGGTCATGCGCGATGCTCGTAGCCAAGCGCGTCATAAATTCCGCGTAGTGCACACCCCGCGCGTCGTTCTTGTAGAGTTCCGCACTGGCGAGACAGGCGGCGAGAATGGTCTGACTATGCGCCGGACCACCAAGCGGGTACTTTCCCGTCGCCAGTTTGTCCAATTGCACGATGTACCGGTAGTGCATCGTGTAGTTGGTGTCGGGCGTCGGATGCACCTGCATGTCGTACCGCTGACCAGTCGTGCCGTCGCACGCTGCCGGGTGAATGGCGACGCGCAATGGCCGCCCGGGAGACGTGTGAGACATGCGAGAGCGCATGATCTCGCCCTCGCCGTAGACGGCCACTGGCGGGTAGCCGGTCGTTGGCTCGAAGTACAGGAAGCCGATGATGCCGCCGAAGTTGTCCGGCAACCGGTAGTCGCCGTCCGCAGCAATGCTGATGGCCTTGGCCACGCACGTCGCGTCGCCGGACACCGTAATCACTGTGGCCGACGTGTAGCCAGTAACGGTGAACGTCCCAGTGTCGGCGATTACGACGGAGTGCCCGATCATCGACGGGTAGAAGATCGAAGTCGTGGCCGTCAGCGTCGTAGTGCTGGCACCAGCCACACCCGTCACGGTCCCCGAAGCCGTGGACCACAAGACAATCGTGGTCCACGGTTTCAGGAAGCTCCATTCGTGCGTCTCGCGCTGACCCGGCAGTAGCGGTGGCGTGTAGAACTCGCGCAGACCCGCCTGAATGTGCGCGTCCACTTCGGTCTGCTGCGCCTTCGTCAAACTGGCGTAGGCGGTGCGCCCCCAGCCGATGTAATTGGCGACTTCCTTGCAGATGTCGTCATAGTTCAATGCACTGGTCGGATCAGCCATTGCGGAAGCCCTCGTTTAGCGCAGTTGCGCGATCCGCCACCAATCCATCGTGAGAATGCCGTCCGCCGTGCCCGCACAACTTACGTAGGCCATCGGGGCCATCTCTTCGCCGTCCGGGAACGTCGCGGTCGCAATGTCCGTGGCAGTGACGTAGGTGGACTGCTCCACACCATCGACGTACACCTTGATACGCTTAGTAGGTTCGGCGGCCGGGTCGTAGACAAAACCCAGCTTGATGAAGGTGTCCGCCACGAGCGTCGCCACGGTGTCGATCTTCGTCACGAAGTCTTGGCCGGCGATCTGGTAGACGAAGTGAACATGTGCTCCCGTGGAGTCGTCTGTCTCGTCTTTCCAGAAGCCAATCAGGTCCCTGTCGGCGAAATCGTCGCCCGCGTCAGCGATGAAGTTCGCGGCCAGCGCCCCCTCATCCGTTAAGCCCACGAACGCACCGAACAGTGCGTCCGTAATGGCGTTGACCTTGACGCGCGCCTCGAACCACAACTTCTTCGCGCTGGCTGCGCGGTCGCTGATGACGAACGGCGAACCGGTGCCCAACCGAATGCCGCAGTCTTCATTGTCGGACGTGCAAAGCAGTGCCACCGCGCCACCGAGCACGTCGGATGTGGCTGTCAGCGTGCTGTCGCCGGTATCGAGGCACAGGTACTTGCCGTAAATCTTGGTCGAGGTCGGGTCCTGGAACGAATCCAGGAAGTCGTCGAAGAAGTAGTAGCCGACGTTGGGGTCGGCCAACATCTGAAGAACAGGGCAGTCCTCCCAGAACCCACTGGGGCCGTTGCCGCTGTTGTAACCCTTGTATCCAGTAGTCAACATCTGCGGTTCTCCTTTAGACCCCGTTCGCCCAGTCGGCCTTGGCGATCAGCGCGCTGCGCCGGCGGTCGCGACAGAGCATGTTCCATGAGAGGTCGATGTACGTGACGAGTTCGCGGTGTTTGTCCGTCATGCGGATGTTGTTGAGTTCGCGCAGGAACTCGCCCTTGAGCACCTTGACCTCAAAGCTTCCCCAATCCACCATGATGACCGGATTGGACGTGCTGTAGTCGTCGTAGAACGGGACGTACTCCAGCGGGATGCGCCGGAAGGTCGTCCTTCCGGCCATGCCCGCCACGTCGGGGCCAAGGTTGTCGTTCTGAAGGTCCGCCGCGTCCTCGAAGGCAGCGATGGTTTCGTAGTTCATGTAAATGGCCCACTTCCAGCGCTGTGCGTACTCCGGCGCGTCGGTTGGCGACTGGAACTGGCACTTCATGAACGCCTCGCGCATCTTTCTGATGAGGTCGGCTTTGGACACGTCGGTGTACTGCGCCGTAAAGTTTTTCCAGCGCGGGTAGTTGGTCGTCGACAGTCCACCCGGACCGGCCGGGAAGTTGATGTGGTTGCCACCATTGAAGCCGGTTACGGCGTTGTAGGTCAGCCAATACTGGAACCCGAACGGGCTCTCGCCGTCGTCGCTGACCGTGCCCCACGCATCGGTTTCGAGCAGCTTCGCGAGGTCGGTCAGGGCCATCCCGCGCCGCTCTTTGACCAGATCGACGATTTTGTTCTCGTTCGCGTTCATCGTGATTTCGCGCTCGTCGATCGGGTAGGCCGCGTACGAGTGCCGCCACGGAATCTTGGCCGTGGTCAGACCGTCCGCGAACACCACAATGTCAGTCGCGTGCAGGCCGGTGTGTCGCGCGGCACCAGCGGTCGTCGTCCGTACGTTCCACTGGATTTCCGGCGCGGTAATGGCGCTGGTCTTGCCCTTCTTGAGAATGCGCTTGAGCGCGTGATATTCCTGGAGGTCGTAGCTCAAGTCCGTGATCTTGAGCCGACCGAGTTCGTTCTGACACGCGGCTACAACGTCCGCAATGTCGGCTGCTTGTAGAACTGGCATGAGTCAACTCCTACCCCGCAAGGCCCTTCTCGCGCAACTTGGCCGCGACAGCGCGACGTGCGCGCTCATCCGGCGATAGGTTGCTGCGCATTTCGCGGTGCGTCGGTCGGGCAGTGAATCTCCCCTGCTCGTCGCGCACCATCTTCAGGACCTTCCGGCGGGCTTCGGTTTCAATCTTGTCGCCATAGACCATCCGCCGCGCGCGGTTGAACAGCTCTCGCGGTGAAGGCGGGGGCTGCTGCGTCATTTGTGCGTGCGCCAGAATGGCCTCCTGTGCGTCCCAGATGGCGTCGCGCGCCTTGCGCTCCTGCGAGTCGGCTGGCAAGTCCAGACTGCCGCCCTTACCGAGCGTGTCTGCCCAGTCGTCGCCGAGTTCAGCAATGAACCCGTCGAACGCATTGATGCGCTGCAACTGAATCTGGTTCGCGACGTAACCGCCCAGCATCTGCATTTGCTGCTGCATCTGATCGATGACAGCCTGGCGCTGAGTCAGTTCCCCCTGCATCCACTGATGGAGCCCGACTACATTGCTGTGGAGGTCTTTCATCTCCGGGCCGTAGTCGTCGCCGAGCGTGATCGGCTTGAGTTCCCACGGTTGCGCGCCTGGTTGCAGAGTGGCGGGAGCCGCAGACAGCTGCTGTTGCTGCTGCACCCACGCCGCCTGCTGTTGCTGCTGCACCCACGCCGCCTGCTGTTGCAGTGCGCTGCGCCCTGCCGCGAATTCCAGACAGTCAATAAACCGCTCAGCCTGGTCCTTGGCGTAGGATTTCAGCTCATCAGCCGAAATACCGAACGCCTCGGCCCGCTTAAGCAGTTGCGGGGAAGGCCCCTTTGCGTCCTCATCGGGTGCATCGGCGGGCTCGGACGCCTGCGCGCCGGAATCCCCATCATCGGCCGGGCTGTCGCCGGCGGCCGGTTCGTCGTCAAGATCAAAGATGTCCGACTCGGGCTCCGCAGCGGTGGGTGCCTGTGCGGGCTGAGACTGCGGCTGGTCGCCGGGCAGTCCCAGGTCGAGTTCTTCGGTGGTGCTTTGCGTTTCTACTGGCATTTGTAACCCTTTCACAAAAACAAGAGGGCCGCACGCTCGGTACGGCCCTCCCGAAAGGGCAACACCAGTTCGGGCTGGCTAACGGGTAGCTACTCCCGCATTCAGCCCTGTAGGAACGCCGCACCCAGCGGCGGCCCACCCTTATGTCACACCCGACATTCTAGCCGGGTTTCTTCGCCTTTAAAGCCTTGCGTGGCTTGAGAACCTTGACTTTCTTGACACCCTTGACCTTCTTCGGTCCCAGCTTCGGTTTCTTAAATCCAAGCATCGTTCGCCTACCTTCTGTTCCGGCCCCCGAGCATTCCAGCCAATCCACCCATCATCCCCAAACCACCC